ATGATTACTTCTTAAAAAGATATGCAACAGCATTAATCAAAAGACAATGGGGAACTAATTTAATTAAGTTCGAAGGAATGGTTATGCCAGGTGGCGTAACGTTTAATGGTCGTCAAATGTTTGATGATGCAACAGAAGAAATTACCAAATTAGAAGAAGAAGCAAGACTTAATTGGGAACAACCAGTCGACTTCATGGTAGGATAAAACATGCCTCGATCAGTATACTTTTCTCAGGCTGTAAAGAGTGAACAAAATCTTTACGAAGACCTGATAATAGAATCACTCGGAATATATGGACAAGATGTCTATTACATTCCACGTACTCTTGTAAATCGAGATGCGATACTTGGCGAAGATCCCGCTTCAAAATTCGATGATGCATATCTTTTAGAAATGTATATTGAAAATACTGAAGGCTTCGAAGGTTCAGGAGATTTATACGCTAAGTTTGGTTTAGAAGTTCGAGACGATGCAACATTTATTGTATCACGAAGAAGATGGGAAACACGAGTTGGTGTCTTTTCAGATAATTCAATAGACCCAAGACCTCAAGAAGGCGATCTTATATTCCTACCTATGACAAACTCATTCTTTGAGATCTCATATGTAGAAGATGATTCTCCGTTTTATCAGCTCTCTAACTTACCAGTATATAAAATGCAATGTACATTGTTTGAATACAATGACGAAGACTTCGAAACAGGTATTACTGGTATTGATGAAGCAACTGCAAAATCGGCATATCAACTTCCAATGAATGTTACTATTACGAGTGGTAATCACTTTGAAGTTGGCGAAATAATAGAACAATTAGTAAGCTTTGATACTACAGCAGTCAATAAGGCTGTGACAGTTACGAGTGGAGCATTTTATTTAGACGCTAGTATATATCCTGCTTTAACTTTACCAATAGGTTCGGTTGTAACCTTTGACCAATCAGCTTCCTCGAATACAGGACATCCATTTAAGTTAAGTACAACAGCTAATGGTTCTCATGCAAGTGGTTCAGAATATACTACAGGTGTAGTAACAAGTGGAACTCCTGGTAGTGCTGGAGCAAAAACTGTTATAACTGTATCGGCTACAACGCCGACCTTATATTATTATTGTCCAAATCATAGTGGTATGGGCTCAACAGCTGCGTTAACACCTGCACATGTATCTCCAGTCAAAGTATTTGGTGAGGTTCAACAAAGAACTAAATCATCAGATACATCAAGTAAGCTTTGGATATCTAATATTGGAGCTTCCGGAACAACAACTGCAAAAGACTTTACAGTAGGTGGAACTGTTACGGGTCTAACATCGACATATACAGGTACGATTGCTACAATATATAGCGACTTAACAGATACAACAGGAACTTCTTGGGCTGCTGATGAAGCTGCTCAAAACATTGATTTTGAATTAGATGCTGATGGATTTATAGACTTTTCTGAGTCAAATCCATTTGGTGATCCATCGGAGACATACTAATGTTTGGTGATCATTTCTATAATGCTACAATGAGAAAATCTGTAGCAGTGTTTGGTACTTTATTTAATAATCTTAAAGTTATACGTAAAGCTGCTGACGGAAGTGTACTTAATCAAGTAAGAGTTCCATTAGCCTATGGACCTAAACAAAAGTTCTTAGCACGTCTCGATCAAGAAACTGGATTTGATGCTCAAATGAGTATTAAGCTTCCAAGAATGGCTTTCGAAATGACTGGGATATCTCTTGACACTACTCAAAAACTTAACAAGATGAATAAAATTGTTGAGACACATGCTTCAGACGTCGGTAAAAAGAAAACAATAAAGCATCATACATCATATGATATTGCCATGTCATTATTTATTATGGCAAAGAATCAAGATGATGGACTTCAAATTGTCGAACAGATACTACCATACTTTCAACCAGAATATAATGTTACAATTACTCCAGTTACAGGATTTGCTTATAAGCAAGATGTTTCTGTTATACTTGGTGGTGTAACAATTGATGATCAATATGAAGGAGACTTTCAAGAAAGAAGAGTACTTATCTATCAATTAGATTTTGTTATGAAGATGAAGTTCTTTGGACCAACAGCTGATCAAGCAATTATACGAGAAGTTAAGCTTGACTTTCATGACGCAGTAACAACTACAAAGCTCTTTGAAGAAATGGACTTTACAGTTGGAGCAACTGATAATGCTGATAGCTTTACAGTCACAACTACAATTACACAGGATGGTACTGAATAATGGATAAGCGAGAAAAGATGGCAGCAAGTTTAGAAAAGAATTTGCCAACTGTAGAAAAAAATAGACCTGTTAAAATAGATAAAGACATAAAAGACGATTATGATTTTTCTCGTAAGACATATAAAGATCTTATCTATAATGGTACAAGGTCAATGGATGTATTATCTGAACTTGCAATAGAATCAGAACATCCAAGAGCGTTTGAAGTTCTTTCGCAAACAATAAAAAATATAAGTGATGTCACAAAGAATCTTATGGATCTGCAAAAACAGAAAAAAGATTTAACAAAAGAAGAACGTGAAGACGCAAAGAATGTGACAAATAATAATATGTTTGTAGGAAGTACTACTGATCTACAAAGAATGTTATTAAATCAAGATAATGTAATCGATGCAACAGTCAATAAAGAATAATGAGTTTGGTTACTTAGGTAATCCAAACGTAAAAAGAGACGGTGTTCAAACGTCTTTTACAAAAGAAGAAATACTCGAATATCAAAGATGTATGCAAGACCCAGCATACTTTGCAAAAGCACACGTAAAGATTATATCACTTGATGAAGGATTAGTACCATTTAATCTTTATCCATACCAAGAAGAAATGTTTGATCATTTTAAAGATAATAGATTTTCTATTGTTTTAGCTTGTAGACAAAGTGGTAAATCAATATCGTCAGTTGTATATCTCTTATGGTATGCAGTGTTTCATCCAGAAAAGACAATTGCAATATTAGCAAACAAAGGTGCAGTGGCAAGAGAGATGTTAGCTCGTATTACATTAGCATTAGAGAACTTACCTTTCTTTTTACAACCAGGATGCAAAGCTTTAAATAAAGGAAGTATTGAATTTAGTAATAACTCAAAGATATTAGCAGCTGCTACAAGTGGTAGTTCTATTCGTGGTTTATCTATTAACTTATTGTTTTTAGATGAGTTTGCATTCGTAGAAAATGATGCGCAGTTTTATACTTCTACATATCCAGTAGTTTCTGCTGGTAAAGATACTCAAATTGTAATTACATCAACAGCTAATGGAATTGGTAATGTGTACCATAAACTATGGGAAGGTGCAATGCAGAAAACAAATGAGTTTGTACCATTTCGAGTAGATTGGTGGGATGTTCCTGGAAGAGATGATGCTTGGAAGAAACAAACTGTAGCGAATACATCGGAATTACAGTTTGAACAAGAATTTGGTAATACATTTCATGGAAGAGGTAACACTCTTATAGGTGCTAATTATTTATTAGCTCAACAAAGCGTAGAGCCTGAATTTATAAAAGAAAATATCTTTATATATGAACAACCAAAAGCAGAAGCAGAATATGTTATGTGCGTAGACGTTTCGAAAGGAAGAAATCAAGACTATAGCACATTTACAATTATTGATGTAAGTGTTCAACCATTTAATCAAGTTGCTATTTTTAGAGATAATAATATATCTCCAATGCTTTTACCAGATATTATATACAAGTATGCTAATTTATATAATGAAGCTTATGTTATTGTAGAAAGTAACGATCAAGGTGGAGTTGTATGTAATGGTCTTTACTACGATTTAGAATATGAACACATGTTTGTAGAATCAAGTATTAAAGCAAATGCTCTTGGTGCTACAATGACAAGAAGAGTAAAACGTATTGGTTGTTCAACGATAAAAGATTTAGTTGAACAAGGCAAGCTTAAAATAAATGATGCTCAAACGATAATAGAAATGAGTACCTTTGTAAGTAAAGGAAGTAGTTATATGGCTGTTGGTCCAAATCATGATGATCTTATGATGAACTTAGTTCTCTTTGCATGGTTTACAACAACTGATATTTTTGAATCACTTACAAATATTAATATGAAAGATATGTTATATAGAGAAAGATTAGCAGCTATACAAGATGATATGTTACCATTTGGATTTGTTGACAGTGGGAACTACGAAAATGATAAATATACTAAAGACGATGATGGGAACACCTGGTTCGAACAAAAATGGACAGGTAATAACATATGAAATACGAAATACTAATAATAACACATTCACAAGCTCACGTAAGAGATACTGATTCAAAGGATTCTGGTAATCAATTACTTTTTGTTGATCAGGCTAAGAAACAAGGAATCACAGTTCATACTGCAGATTTTCCAGGATTAGAAATAACAAAAGACGGAGATAGCCATTTAGTTGTATCATACGCGTTTGATAAAGAAGGTCTTGTTATTCAACCTGATGATAAGGGCAATAAAAAGAAACAAAAACCTATATTAATACACCCAGAAAAAACATTGATTATGCCAAGAGGCTTAGGTACTATAGGATTTACAGGTAATCGTAATTGGTTTGATGAGATGAAAAGCTTAGAAATGTATGGTTATACTCTTATAAACGATACTGAAGCTTTTGATTTATGTAGTAGTAAATATTTTAGTTATCTAAAAATGATAAAGAACGATATTCGTACTCCAAAAACAGTTCCTATTACTCATTCAGCTGAAGTTGAAGAAGCAGTTGAAAAACTTAAAACAAAGTTTCCTATTGTTCTTAAATCATCTACTGGTACTCAAACAGGAGTAGGAGTAGTTATTGTAGAAAGTATGAGATCTTTAAGAGCTCTTGTACAAATGATTCTTCTCTATAATAAACATTTACCACTTATCATTCAAGAGTTTGTACCTATTGATTATGATATTAGAGTTTTAGTTTGCGAAGACAAAATACTTGGAGCTATGAAGAGAGAAGTTATAACTGGAGACGGTAGAAGTAATGTATCGCTTGGAGCCAAAGGTTCTGAAATAAAGCTTACAAAGATGGAAGAAGAAGAATCACTAAGAATAGCAAGAATATTTGGTACAAGGTTAGCAGGAATAGATTTATTACCAGCTGATGACAGAGAAAAAGACAAACCATATTGTTTAGAAGTTAACTCTAATCCAGGACTTCAGGGTATTGAAAGATACGTTGGAGGAATAACTAAACAATTTATAAACATGTTTAAAGATAAAGACATTTGGTAGATGAGTATCATTATATTATAAATAACTATATTGAATATTCTTATTATGAAACATATTAACTAACTCAAAACATAGAGGACAAAGCGATGGCATTTCAAGTATCACCAGGCGTTCAGGTCAATGAGATCGACGCTACGAATGTGGTCCCCGCAGTATCAACCAGTATTGGTGGATTTGCAGGCTCATTCAACTGGGGTCCGGTTAGTCAAGTGGTTACAGTAGGTTCTGAAAATGAACTTGCCGAAACATTTGGTAAACCAGACAACAATACAGCAAAATACTTTTTAGTAGCAGCGTCATTTTTAAAGTACGGAAACGCGCTAAAAGTAGTTCGAGTAGCATCAGGTCACGACAACGCGACTGCAGATGGTTCAGGACAGCTGATAAAAAATAATGATGACTACGTGAATAATTATGCTGATGGAAGTCTAAGTAAGGGTAATTGGGTAGCAAAATATCCAGGTGATTTAGGTAATAGCTTAAAAGTATCAATGGTAACAGAAGGAATCACTAGTTTTAGTGGTTGGACTTATGCTGCTAATTTTGATGCTGCTCCAGGAACTTCGCAATATGCGATCGACCAGGGCAAAACAACCGCAAAAGACGAAGTGCATGTTGCAGTCGTTGATGAGGATGGAGCTATTTCAGGTACACCAGGAACAGTATTAGAAACATTCGCATTTGTATCGCAAGGTTCAGATGCTAAGAATAGTGATGGTACTACTAATTTCTACAAAGATGTAATTAATTCTACATCCGAGTATATTTGGTGGGCAGATCATGACACAAGTTTAACTGATGCTGGCGAAACAATTGCTTCTAACACAACTTTTACTGTAAACACAGCAGCAATCGAGCACTCACTTAGTGGTGGCTCAGACGATAACGCTCCAACAGTTGGAGAGATTCAAACAGGATATGATCTTTTAGAAGATGCAGACACTGTTGATGTAAATCTATTATTTGCTACTCCTGACGCCAATGGCGCAGAAGCTATAGCAGAAGATTTAATATCAATAGTAAATCTAAGAAAAGATTGTATGGCGTTTATATCTCCACCAATAGAGGACACTGTAGGTAGTTCTACACCAGCAGCTGATGTGAAAGCATTTGCAGACGGTTTAACATCTACTTCTTACGCATCTTGCGACTCAACAGCCGTTTATGTATACGACAAATATAACGACGTATACCGATGGATTGGAGCAGCAGGACACCACGCAGGATTATGCGCTAATACTGATTCAGTAGCAGATGCATGGTTCTCACCGGCCGGCGTAAACAGAGGTCAACTTTTAGGAGTAACTAAATTAGCATTTAATCCTAAGAAAGCAGACAGGGATTCTTTATATAAAGCAAGAGTCAACCCAATAGTATCACTACCTGGACAAGGTACATTATTATTTGGTGACAAAACTTTATTAAGTAGACCTTCAGCATTCGATAGAATAAATGTACGTAGACTTTTTATCGCATTAGAAAAAGCGGTTAGCACAGCAGCTAAAGCGCAACTATTCGAATTTAACGACGAATTTACAAGAGCACAGTTCAGAAACTTAGTTGAACCGTTCTTAAGAGACGTCAAAGGTAGACGTGGACTTACAGATTTTTCAGTAATCTGTGATAACACTAACAATACTAGCGCAGTGATCGATGGTAATAAATTTGTGGCAGATATCTATATCAAGCCAAGCAGATCTATTAACTTCATATCATTGAACTTTGTAGCAACCAGATCCGGAGTAGAATTCTCCGAGATCTCAGGTTCATAGGAGGACTAACACATGGCAATTTTAGGCGTAGATGATTTTAAATCTAAACTAGTAGGCGGTGGAGCAAGATCCAACCTTTTCAAGGTAACTATGAACTATCCGAGTTACGCACAAGGAGATGTAGAACTTACATCCTTTATGTGTAAAACAGCTCAAATGCCTGCATCAATTATTGCACCTATCCCTGTATTATTCAGAGGTAGAACATTGCAAATAGCTGGTGACAGAACATTTGATCCTTGGACAATCACTGTCATTAATGACACTGGTTTTGAGGTTCGTAACGCTATGGAACGTTGGATGAATGGTATTAATAATAATAACTCAAACACAGGATTATCTAATCCTACTGACTATCAAGCTGATGCAATTGTTGAACAATTGAATAAAGCTGGAGAAGTTACGAAGAAGTATGACTTTAGAGGTCTATTTCCTACTAACGTTTCTGAGATAGAAGTAAGTTATGATTCAGAAAATACTATTGAAGAGTTCACAGTTGAGTTCCAGGTACAATACTGGGAATCAGACACTACTTCGTAGGTATATAAATAATATTAGAAGAGGGGATATAATGTCCCCTCCGATAGTATGAGGTAAATTATGGCAGAATTTTTTGGATTCGAAATCAATCGGAAAAGTAGTACAAAAGGAAAAGACTTTCCTTCATTTGTACCAAAAACTGATGGTGACGACGGCGCTGGCGTTATACAAGCTGGTGGGCACTTTGGTGCGTACATTGACATGGATGGCGAAAAGGCCAAGAATGACAATGATTTAATGATGAAATATAGAGACATCGCTTCACAACCCGAATGCGATGCAGCAGTTGAAGATATTATTAACGAAGCAATTGTTGGAGACAACGAGGATTCACCTGTTAATATTGTTTTAGATGAGCTAGAAGTATCTGATAAAATTAAAGAGTCGATTAAACACGAATTTGAAGCTGTTTTATCTCTTTTAGGTTTTAATTCATATGCTCATGAGATTTTCAGAAGATGGTATGTTGATGGTAGATTACCATATCATATTATTATCAATAGTGAAAATCCTAAGAAGGGTATAGCAGAACTTAGGTATATCGATCCTACCAAATTAAGAAAGGTGAAAGAGGTCGAAGAAGTAATTGATCCTAAGACAGGAGCAAAACTTATTAAGAAAGTTGATGAGTTCTTTTTGTTCGAAGACAAAACAATGAATGGTGGTGAACA